AGAACGCACGCCAGACGATTTGTAGATAGGGCTTATAAACAAATTTGTAAGTAAGGTTTTTATTTGTAGATAAGAAGGTGTGTTTTTTGTAACCTAATGCAATGTTTACATCAGGTATTTTATTTTTCATTTAGTTTATTTTTCATATTTAATGTTTTATTTACATCAGATGATATTTTTGCACTAGATATTTTTCAAAATACTTAGTGCATCTATAGCACTAGGTTTTTTTTGCGCAGCAGGTAATTTTGCCTACACTCGGTGTTATAATTACAACCTAGTTTACTTTTTACACCACTCTTAGCCACCTCTATCTACAAATTTGTAGATAATAAAACTTTCGATGTAGTTTTTGCACCAAGTGTCGGCGCGTAGCGCAGGTGTGAATTTCTACACCTAGTGTATTTTTTGCACCGGGCGGGGCGTTGTCTACAAATTTGTAGATAAGAGGGGCAAAAATTTGTAGATAAGGGGGGTACCGGCAAGTTGATAAAGGCAAGCCTACTAGACCCCACATGGTCAGCAAAAAACACATGGTTTGGCTCGCAGCCAACATAAGCAGAATGCCCGTTGAATTAACCCGCAATGATTTAGAGACTCTTGCAGTTGTATTCTTTCAGCGGTTTAATGAAAGGTTCGATGAAGCCCGCTTCAGGGACGCTTGCGCACCGAAGGGAGAGGCATGATTTTCATCTGCCCTTCCTGTCACGGTGAAAAAACAGGTAAAGAAGCCGAGTACCTAGAGTTCAGGGGTGTGTGCAACGCCTGTGTAGGAATCCCAGAAGAATAAGCGTTATTTTTCATGGTTGAAATAATTTTTCTTTTACTTGCTCGCCCGAATCACCTATCTACAAATTTGTAGATAAGGGGGGCGACGCCTTCATATAGTAGAGCGGTGTAGGGTGAGACATGGCAATAGGCAGTCACGGAACCGTTAATTACTATGAAGACGGAGAAACTAGAATAGTCATTAGACCAAAACCTGTGCTTTACACGTTAAAGCAAGTTGTGTGTGCAGTTTGGGAATTGGAGAAAGAAATAGACTTTGATTTAGATGGAACAGAAACAGAGGCTCTGGGTGAGGACTCTTGGCCTTCCTTTACTGAGAAATACAACAGTAAAACTAAACTAGTAGAATACCTGTTGTATTACGTCTACGAGCATTACATCAGAAATCCTGATGAGTGCCCTACGATAGAGCAGAACTTGTCCTACATCTACCAGCACATTCCTGAAGATGATAAAACACGCATTGTAAATTATGTGCTAAAGCATATGCCTAGCCTGAGAGGTGACTCTCACCCACACAAACAATAGTAATTTAATTTCTATTTTTAATTTTATTTTTTCCCCTGTGATTTTATTTTTTGTTTTGCGTAAATTTGTAGATAGCGTTATCTACAAATTTGTAGATAAGAAAACACAAGCCTTAAGTAGTCAGCCGTAGTGGGGTAGATATGAGCAAAGAAGAAACAACCACCGAATATATCGACTGCACCCCCTCCCCTGAAACAACCTTTGATTTACTGTTTGAAATAGCAGTTAATTCAGACTTGACTTGCCGCGCTGGACAGGAATCCAGAGAGTGGGCAATAGGCAAGTTGCGAGCAGGGTACGTTCGCGGATTACTTTCCTCCTTGGAGGGGTGAAAAAAATCAGTTAATTCTGAGGTTAATAAAGATCGGCTACTCATGCCACCTATTGACCCGCCCCTCCTACCAAATATTTTATTTTTATTCTGTTTTTATTTTTATTTTTTTGTGTTTTTTTATTTTTATTTTATTCGTTTTTTTTTATTTTTGTTTTATTTGTAGATATCCTATATACAAATTTGTAGATAGGGCCGTGTGTAAATATTATCTACAAATAAATATCAGCGCTTATCTACAAATTATTATCTACAAATACGAAAAAAGCGCTATCTACAAATAATTATCTACAAATACCCAAAGTTATCTACAAATGGCTCGGAACGCTAAAAAAACCGCTAAAATAGCGCTATCTTGATAAAGAAGCGGCCTCGTGAAATGACTACGAAGGCCTGTCGAACTGGCCTCCCCGAACTCAATGCGAGGGCTGGGTAGAGACGCCAACGACAGAACCTTCATCCGAAAGGAGGAGAAAAACGTGACGACAATGAGAACGACACAAAGAACACCAGCCCGAGCAATCGGGCTGCTAGTGCTTCTAGCACTAGCGTCGGCCGCCTGCCCTACCGTGGCAGAGGTCGCCGAGAAGAACGCTGAGAGCGATGCCGTAGTGAACCCAAACCCAACCCCGAGAGTAGCCGGGTTCAGGGGCAGGGTCGCTGCTGGTAACGTAGCCAAACACCGTGCGAGGGTGCCGAAGAGCGCATCCAAATACTACAACGGCGATAGGGCAGGCCACAACCTGTTGAGTCGCCCGAGTGCAATCGGTATGTTCGGGTTGGAAATACCCGAGCAACTGAACGCGGAGCAGGTAATTGAAGCCGCTGGGCTTAACTGGACGGCGCAAAAGAAGGAGGCGCACGTGCCGACCGGGAAACTGGTTGAAGGCGTGTATGATGCCTCTGGTGCGCCGCTGGAAATACCTGAGTTTGAGAAGGTGGTGAACGCTAAGCAAAAGATAGAACAGTTTACCGTTCACTCCGAGACAAACCTACCCTTCGGGAAGGTTGGAGAAGGCTACCACACATACCAGCACAGCAACGCAATCAGGACAGTCCATGAGATGACGGGTCAAGAGTACCTAGACTGGGAATTCGTGGGAGAATACAAGGGAGGCGCTAACATGGCGGCCGCCCTTATCCTTCCCGAAGATTCAGCCTTGAAGCCCTTGGTCTTCAACAATGGCGGAGAAGACGAAGTGCTTACGCCCTACCTACTGGTTAGCAATAGCCACGACGGAACGGCAGCCTTGAAGTTCAGCCTCATCCTAATGCGGATGTGGTGTTGGAACGCCTTCGCTGCGACCCTTGGGGCCGCCGCCGCCGGGAGACAGCACTCGGGCTACGAAAACAGGCTCAGTTTCAGCCTACGACACAATCAGAACATCAACGAGAATGTCGGACAACTGACTAACCTGTTGGCAGTAGGGCAGGCACACCATGAGGAATATCTCAACTTGTGCGAGGCCATGATTGACACCGAGATAACAGAAGACGAGTTATTCGACTTCTGGGCTAACGCCCTCATCAGGACCGGACGAGCGACGACCAACTTCAACCGAGTTGGTGATGACCGCCACGGCATCGAGAACACGTGGGGATTCAGCGGGAAGGGGATGAACATCCTCAACCGCCTGATGGAAGTCCACCAGATGCCACAGAACAACGTAGGCGTGATGAATAACACCGTCTTTGGTGCGCTTCAATCGCTCCTAGATGACGAAGACCACGAGGCCGTGATAGACAACAACGGCCACATCAAGGAGACGAGGGTTGCCAACACTCTGACAGACCAGCGAGTGAAGAACATCATGCAGACAATGGCGATTGACGTTGCCTGCGAGGTCGGAGAAGGTCGCGCCCATCTGGAAGGGTTCAGGCCCATCCCAGTAGCCGGAGAACACGGCGAACCGGGAGAGGTCATCATGGTAGCACATGAGGGCGGAGGAGTGACCGAGTACGTGGTCCCAGCCGCCGAAACCGGACCAGCGGTAGACAGCCGCAACATCGACTTGGATTGATACCGGGATCCCGGACGAAACGTCGGCAGGGGGGCAGAGAATCGCCCGCCTGTCGGCCACTTTTTTTTCAGATATAGAAATTTGTAGATAAGAATTTTGATTTGTAGATAAGAATTTTGATTTGTAGATATTAATTTGTAGATAAGGAAGTTTTTTTATTTGTAGATAAGCAGTTTTTTTTATTTGTAGATAAGATATTTTTTTCTTTGTAGATAAAAATTTGTAGATAAGAATTTTATTTTATTTGTAGATAAAAATTTGTAGATAGGGGCGGCAGAAATTTGTAGATAAAAATTTGTAGATAGCGCCCCTAGGTAAATTTGTAGATAGCCTAACGGCTAAAATAGTAGTTGTTATAAGTAAACCTCGTCCTGACTCAAAATATGGCAACAACCACGATACGAATAAGCCTAGTAGCAATAATTACGAACGACGAGGAAGGCTGGGAATTGACCCTTAGCGATATCCAGCGCACAGAGGTGGCAGAATGAGCAGAGTTCCCAAGACCTTCACGGTGACTCTAGAGACTTACCATCTGATGGCTCTACTAGAGGCCGCTACAAGCGAGCACCTTCAGAGGACTGCTTGGAGAGGCCAACTTCTCGTAGAGCAATTGCAACAAGATGCAGACTTCGCATGGCCGATAGTTGAGCAACTTGCAGAACAGGGATTCACCTGCCTCCAAGATGGAGACGGCGTAATTACGGACATTGAAAGTTCAGATTCTACAACGTTAGGTTTGAGGTTGTAGAACATGAAAATTCGCCATGAAAAAATCGATCTTGATAAAGAAGAAATGTGGAAGAAATTCCTTGACCAACTTCCTCTCTTGATACCTAGGAGCCGGAATCAAATCGCTCTATTAGAAAACTTGCCGGACGAGGACAAAGAAGAGTGATTTATGTGAAAATCTACGCAAAAGATAGCAACGGAAATTTCCGAGAAGTTCCAATCGCAGTAGTTCAATGGATAAATAAAATTGAAAGAAAAATCCAGTAATTTATTTTCTCCGGGTGGGGGGTTAGTGGTTTTCCCCCCATCCCAATTTTTCGTTTTTTAATTTTAATTTGTAGATATTTTTTATTTTAATTTGTAGATAGGGATTTTTTTATTTGTAAGTAAAAATTTGTACATAAGGAAAATCTGCGGATATCCTGAGAAATCCCTAATTTGTGGATAAGAGGCCTTAATAGTGGACACGCTACCCCAGACCCATGAATAACGCCAGCGTTGTCCTAGAAACCACACGAATGAACGCCCTGACCACAGCAGAAAACGCTAGACTGCTAAGAAGTGAAGGGATGGTACTGAACCGCTCGATGAACTGCGTCGTAGTGCCCGAAAACATGGGTCACCTGATGCTCGGACCAGAAGCAATGTTCGTGCCGAAGAACTGGGCCAGACAAACCCAGAGAAGCGGCCTAACCCCAGCACTTCGCCCAGACTGCGAATGCGGCGGCCACCTGAACGCCTACGTCGAGGACAGAGCGCCCACCTGCTCAGGATGCGACACACCGACCCCAACCGGCACACAGTCCCTCCGGGCCACCGTGAGCATGACCTACGAGCCAAGCATCTCGGACCACCCAGACGGCTTCACCCTAGTCATCAGGGACGAACCAAAGAGGAGAGGCACCAAGAAGAGCCAGAGCACCAGAGGAGGTAAAATTGAGACTGTCTCGCTGTTCTGTCTAGCCGCTGTGAGAATCCGCAGCCTAGTTGATGCAGAGTACCGCTTCACAGACTCGTCCGGCCGCTACTCAGCCCAGCCCGTCAAGTTCTGCGTAGGCGCTACCCCATCCGGTCAGATGGGAATTGTGGCAGTCCACGCCACCCAGTTCGGCCAGTTGGAGAACGTCAAACTCTACGCTGACCCTCTGTCCCTGCTGACCGGGATTGATGCGCCCCTCTCCATCCTCAAGACCTACGGAGAGGGAGCCGCTAGCAGCCTTGATACAACGTACTAGAGGCCCAAAAAAGGATCGAATCGTAAACTGGGGGCCGGGAAAGAATCCTCGGCCCCTAGCGCCACTAAAAGCGCTATTTTTCCGCGCGATTTTTTTTATTTTTCTGCCAAAAACCACGTTATACGCCGTCACCGTGTGGCAACCACCTCACAGAATTTTTCACAAATTTTCTGGTAAGGGCTTTATTAATTTCCAATACTTGATGTTGTTCTTCATTGTAGTCTCTGCGCATCTATGTCGGATGTAAGTCCTCATAACCGCACCTACTGAATACCCATTCAATTGAGTCCACATCTTGGGAACTTGCTTGTTCGCGGCCTCGGCAATCTGACTGCTCGTTAGCCACTCGCCCATACTGTAGTGCTCTGTGAGTGCCCAAGCGATTGCTTCGCGGAACACTATGCGCTTTCCTTTGGGGCCATGTCTTCTTACAGAGGGGTTTTGTCGATTGAATTTCTTGTCTCTGCGACCTCTGCTTCGGCCACCCTCCAAACCAGTTCCCTTACCTGCCACGAATAACCCTCCCGCCGGTAGAACTCTTGGTTCTGTTTATTGAGTATGCACCACCTTGCCACTCTCCCTTCTTCATAGTTTTGAATAGGGATGGCATATCTGGTGTTTTATACGTGAACATATCAAGAGCGTGGGCTAACGCCATAGCACAGTCGTTATGCTTGCCCAAGTCTATTATCTCCCCATCGCGCCACGCATGACTCTCTAGTTCCTCAAGAAGCATATTAACTTTATTGCGAGTTTCGTCATTGCCATACGGGAAAGTTACCAATTTCCTCTCAAACCAGACCCGCATTCGGTTCATTAGTCCCTGTTTCAAGGTCTTGTTGCTAACCTTGCTTTGCCTATAGTCGATAACAGCGCCCTTTTGTGAGATAAGACCATCATATAGCGATTGGAACCCCACCGCTTCTACTGCAAAAGGTGGTGTACCGTACTTCTTGCTCCACTCAATCATCATATCGGCTTGTTTGTCAGGTGGGAAGTCGTTTCTACGCCACATATCTACGAAGTGTATGAAGCCGTCGTCATCTTGTGCTAGGCATATCATTACGGAGTAGTCTTGCCCCAAACCGTGTGCTGGGTCAAACCCTATTGCGTACTTTAGACCGTCTCTCTTGTCAGGCATTATTATGCTATCCACATCTAAATTGCAGCGAGTCAGAGTTCTGGGAAATACGCTGGCTTCGTCATCTATGACTTTGCACATATACTCTTGGATGAAAGACAGTTCTCCCATAGCCTGCTTTTGCTCTAGTAGGAAGTCAATGGGTCTAAATTCAGGCCACAACTCTATCGCAGTCACGTTCTCAGGGTCAGCCTTGAAATCCTCCCAGTTTAACACCGCAGACCAACTATCGCTTTTCCAAGTGTCGTTTTCTAACATCTCCGTGTGGTACAAGTCATTCATTGACATTGGTGTGCCCACTACGAATATGCTAGTGCCGGGAGATAGCATAGGAGTAACCTTTTTTCTAAACCATTGTCTCAAGCCGGTGTAATTCATGTCTCCGGTGTCATCCAGTACGTCATCAAAAGCAATACAGGCCGGATGCTCACCACGGATAGCAGACCCAACAGATGTAGCCCGAATCCAAGCCCCGTTAGTAAAACGTAACTCAAGTTTGTTACCCCTTTTAGTATCTAGGTACCTGCTTAATTGCGGGTGCCTCTTCAAATCCTCTCTTATCTCCTCAAGCCTCCGTATAGCCAAGTCCTTACTCGCTGAGAATAGCCAACAGGAGAAAGGCTTGTCACGCCATTTCTCAAACAGAGCGGAGTGTAGCAGTTTTACCCGTAGAGTAGTAGACTTACTGTGGTCACGAGGGGCTATGACACATACTCTGTGTACCTGCTTGCCGTCTCTTTCACCATACATCTCCATCCATTCACCGATGTGGTCGCCCCACGTATAGCCTAGCCACTTATAGAAGTATTCCACATCGCCTCTAGACCTTGCCATTGAGAAGTCTGTATTGAAACTCATATTAATGCCTCGATGTTTTCCACAATATTAAAAACCCTATTATGTAAACTATCATTCCTTCCCATCCCATTATTTCGGCCTCAACCCCTGTTCTCCGCAGTAAGGACACTTACGACCATCTAATTTAGCCATTTGCATACTCTTAGCCTCCCAGCCGCAAATATTACATTTAGCAGAAGTCCACATTATTCCACCGGGGCAAACAAACTCCCTATAACCCCAAGTTCCTTATCCACTAAGTGAGCCATTAAACCTGCCCTGTTAAGTGTGTAGCCTTTTCTATAGTGCCATCTATCGTGCCCCGCTAGACTAGGAAGTTGAATTACCATACAGCCGCCCTTTTCAGTTTGTTTTATGTGGTGCAGATGACCGTGGAACCAAGTGTGGTGCTCACAAGCGCCCCATCCGCTTCTTGCCTCTTTAGCCATCACACTAGGTAAATCAGTACCTCGTACTCCGTCGCCATGAGTGAATCCCAGTAGGTTATTGCCCCACATCATGTATTGTCTTTCTTGTAAGTTGTGAGTAATACTTACCCTATCACTATTCTCATATACAGCCTGTAAGTAGAGCATGAGCGCGAGGCTAGAGTGCCTATCGTGATTACCACGCATAAATACAACTTCTACTGGCGCTACCTTTGCCAGCATCTCTATATGTTGCCTAGCCAAGTGGCACCCGTCTCTGAGAATTCGCGCTGGGGAAGCAGCCATGTCTTGTGGGGTACCCTTAGTGGTATGGCCCAAGTCATTATCTACATGGAACCAATCGCTACCAGTACCTATTACTATCTTGTCTGGCCTGCCGGGAAGTCTGTCTATTAGAGCCTTGGTTTGCTTAAATAGTCTGTGCTGCGCTGTCTCAAGGTTGTAAGACTCACCAGTTTCGTCCTCCCAAGCACCTTTGCCGTAGTGCAAATCAGTAGGGCTGATAACAAGCGCATATGGGTTGTCTGCCTTTGTCATCGTGAATAGTTTAGGTGCCTTGTAAGGCTCTATCGCTAGTTCTGAAAATTCATCCAGCAAAGTCTCTCTGAGAAGCCTGTACTTGTCTGCTTCGCGCGTAATAGCATTCCATCTCTTTCTCTCTGCTGCTTGGACTACATTTCTGCGCTTTTCTACTACAGCATCATCAACCAAGTCCTCTATGCTTCTCATCTTGATTTCTTCATCAGTAAAGATATCCATAGCGTGCGACCACTTGTTCTGCTTGATGTAAGCCTTTACCCAGTCTTCGGGTACTGCGAAATTTCTTGCTATCTCAGTAGAAGTCATGTTAGAGCCATCGTCTGAATAAGCCCTTTTCATCTTACGGTGTGTGTCACCATCAACCTTCATAAGTTCGTTTCTACCCTCTATCACAGAGATATAGCAATCAGATTCTTTATCATAGTACACTTCCATAGAAGTTACTGGTGGGGGCTGGTCTATCTTCATATCCGTACCAGTCCTCTTCTTCCAACGCATTATCTTGAGGCGCCAAGCCTCTGCGCTTCTGCTCGGGTCAATTGTGTGCAAAAACCTCCCAAATTCAGATACGCTAGTAAAGGTTTTACTTTGCGCATACTTCGCTATTAGGTCATCTCCGCCACTACGGTACGTCCCCATTGAACAGAGGGTGTACCCAACCCCTTA